CCAGTAGAGTCCATCTGCATAGCCAAGACTGGGCCAGCAGGATCAACAGGAGCAGGAACTACCTTGACGTTCTCACCAATTACAAATTTTGCAGCCATGATTGATCCTTAGCAGTTAGCGGTATAAGTGACGTTCAACGTATCGCCTGACAAAACAGAACGGTTTCCAGTCGTAAAGCTACCAGCAGAATACAAAGTACCTGTCGTACCTGATTTGGTGCTGACTGTCGTTAAGAACGCACCTGCAATAGTGCCAGTAGCATTGATAGTGAATGCTGTAGCAGAGGTAGAAATAGTGCCAGTACCAGCAGTGCCAGCGCCACCACCAGAAGCAGAAGCGGCCCCAAAAGCAGCAGCAGGACGAGTCGATTGAGAGTAGCCAACATTTTCAGTCCATCCCGCATGTGAAGCCATTGTATCGGCGGCATTATAAGTGGGGGTAGAAGCACCGTCCACCAAGCCAAGATACCAAGTAGCCGTATAAGAAGAACCAGCAAAATACTTGTTCAAGAGGTCGGTCTTACCCACGTTGACCACGAGGTTCTTGAATGTTTCTTCCCAACGGATTGTCCCGTCAGCAGCAATACAGGTAACTGTATAAGCGCCAACAACATTGGCATCTTCTAGTAAAAAGTCACGGGTAGCTATGGCTACTGCCGAGCCGTCCGTGGGTTTAATGTTTTCTTGTTGCATGATAGCTCCTAGTTTGAACTTCTGATGATTGCGGTGGTTGGGCCATTTGCAGGCATGGTTATAGTAAAGTTTACCTGCGATTTGTCTGATCCAAAATCTAAAACAAAAATAGATTTATTGCCTTTACTGGCGTTATAAAACAAGGCACATCTGGCCATCAGATTGGAATTTGCCCAGACTACATTGTTAAAGTTAACATAAGCCGTGTAACCTGACGTATTGACTGTTGCCCCGGTCACCACTTGACCGCCCGCCGTGTACCCTGTTCCTGTGATCTCATAGGTAGACGTGTAAACAGTAGTATCTGCGTTTAAATCAGCAAAGCTGGTATAAAGCGCTACTTTAATCGTGTCTGACAAAAGATTGTGTACACCTTGGTAAAGCTCTGCTTTGAAGCTAGTAGTTTGGGTTTGGACTATCATTCGACTTTAACCCTAACTTGACCATCACGGTAAGCATCACCACGTTGTTTGCCATCACCCAAGTTCTTGAGCAAGGTAACAGCCTGTGTGTATCTTTCTTTGTACAAGGCAACCATGTCTGCATCACCCTTAACATAGGTGATAGCCTCATAAAGAACAGCATTTAACAAGGCTGTATCAAAGTTATCGCCTAGCCATGTTTCACCATTAACATTGGTTACCCCAGTCACAGTCAGTATAAACCCTGATCCTATGCTTCCTATGGTGGCTGATAGACGATCGCCAACTGCGTAATAGCATCCTGCTCCTACTAGGGTTACAGAAGTGACCACATTGCCGCTAACAACAATAGTAGCAGTAGCGCTATTGCCAGTCCCGCCAGTAAGAGCAACATTGTAATAAGTGCCATTTGCATACCCAGATCCTGTGTTTGTAATTGTTGTTGTGCCTAAAGCCGCCTGAACAATTGAATCTGGGTAATAGAAATAATGCAATTCTGCGCTGTAATTACCATTGGGCGTTGGCCCAATAATAAAGGTTAGCTCATTCATATTTGCTGAATTAGGGCCAAAAATAGCATAGTATTTTGGCTGTCCTGTGACACTTGGGTCTGGATAAGCTTCCCGCATGTAATTAACATCTTTGTTAATTAGATATAGGAAGCTCCCTGTCGTTCCAGTCTGTGGATAAATAGCCAAAGAATAGGTGGACAGGAAGTCAAACGGGGCGGATAGGTATTGATTACCGGAAGTTAGTGTGCCAGTGACGTTCTTCCGCAGTTCTTGGATCTGAACAGTATTGTATATACGTTGTTCAGCCTGCTGAATCATGCGATTCAGATCCACCGTAGGAAAGTTATTCTCTACGTAATCATTGACTGCGGTAACTAACTCACTGTAATACATTATGCTAACGGGCCTCTAGCTATGGTTCCACGCTCTGCTGCGCCATTGCCTCTGGTTTCTTCACCAGAAGTTTTGACTTCCCAGTTGTTACCGATTCCAACACCGCATAATGGTGTCCAATTCTTGCGGGTAGGCATCTTTACAGGCAAACCAACATCAGACTCGATGTCCATCTTCCTGTTTCCTACATGCGGCTCGGCATAAGTTTCGGCAGTGCCGTTCTCTTTGCCACCACTCTTGTGTGAATACTTGGCCATATTAACCACCTTTACTTGTTTGATTTGCAACTTTGGCCAAATTACGGCCCATTTGCTTCATCATTTCGCCTGTTTTTCCACCTTTAGAAAATTTCTTAGCGCCGGGATGCATACGCATCTCATGGCCTTTAACTTCTTTTTTTGCAATTTTGTCTGCAATGCTTGTAACTTCTTTGCGATCCATAGAACCCCCTAAGATGATGTAATCGTAACCGTACCTACACTTGTCGTTGCCACCAAATAATTGGGTGTTAGCCCTGCATCATTTAGAGAAGCACCTCCAACAGGATTCCAGCCCCACTGAATATCCCTTGAGCCACCCGTTGGGTAGCCGCCAAACCCTGTTAGATTTAAATCCAACCCGTTTAAACCTGCCGTTGTATATGTGATATCTGGCCTTGGCTGTCTTACAGCCTGCGGATCATCCACTGGATACATGCCCAATTGGAGCTGCGGGTGATCCGGATCCCAGCATTCATCACATACTTTCAGTTGATATAGTTTAGTCTTAATGACTTCCATTTTCAACTGTTTTAATTTGTACCTCTGCCCACACCGATCACACTCTGCAATCGAGTATTTACCGGATGCGAACCTGTTTCCCATTATACAATTCTCCCTTTGGTTTTACCACGGGAGGCAATACCATCAGCACGACTAGAAACTATCATGCCACCTTTTTTCATTGTTTTGTTTTTGTCGGGTTCATTTGTTTCTTTAGTTTTTTCCTCTCCATACGTCACTGCATCACTTGCCCGATCCGTATTTCTTGCTAAGTCAGCCATTGAGCCAGCATATTTTGCGGCATTTTTAATTGCTCCAACGCCTTTGATGAGTTTTACGCCGGGAACAACTCCTAGCAAATTTAATCCAGCGTCAACATAGTTGCCTTCATAAGCATCGGCCCCAGCATCAGCCAACGATGTTGCAACCCCAGAAAAGGGAGCCATATCCAAAGCAAGCTTGGTTTCAGGGTTTTCTGAAGATATCTTTCGATATTTTTTTATTACCCTACCAATTGCGCTGTCATCTTTGTCCACTATGTACTGCCTCCGCCAATGAACATCTGACGAGGTACAAAACGTACCGCAGCTTTCTCACGATCTTCACCAGCCGCAAAGTTGAACTGTTCTTCATATTGAGCCTTTAACATCTCTACCCTGCTTTGCAATTCCGGGGTCTTGCTGGCAATATAAAAGGCCAATCCTGCCACCAAAGCAGGTAAAAACCTAAAATTCATGTCTGGAATCTCTACACCGTTTCCAGCATCTTGTATCCTACGCATTCTCCAATACACAAAAGTGTATGTAGTAGACCCGTCTGGCGTTGGCCATACGGTTACGGCAGGAATACGCTGTAAGTAGGCCTTAACCCCAGATGCATACGTAGAAGCCGTTGTATTGTTTTGCGCCCTGAAGCAGTTGCTTAAGGCATTTCCAGTGATGTAATTGTAGAAAATTGTTTCAGTACCCAAAAGAACATAACCAAACGCAGGAAACCCTACTGTAGAGGTTAGGTTAATCGTGGTATCTGTAGGCAGGACAGTGCTGGCCACGGTAATTGCAGTGCCAGATGAGTCAAACATAGGGGATGTCTCCCCCGCTGCCCGTTGAATCCAGACTTGAATGGGTCTGGCTTGGGTTAATTTATTGGGTATGGTGGCATATGTGCTGATGCTAATCCTTGTAATATTCAAGTCAGACTGATTGGTCTGTTGATTAGCACTTGTACGGATAACATGATCTAAAAGATCAATGGTGTCATAGGGTAGAGGATATGTGTTTAAACCCTGCTGCAAGGTTATTGTGCCTTGATCAAAAGTCCACATGTCCAAACCACGGTTTTGCCACTCAATGGTTAGAAAGTTCATTGACCTGCGGGCTGTGCGTAGGTCATATCCTGAGCGCAACTCTCTTCCAGCACGTTCCCACGCTTCTTCTGCGATTTCTGTGAAATCAGGGGAAAACCCTGTTGTGCCGGAAGTTGTGGTCATTTCGCCGCTCTCATATTGTCAACCAAATTAGGATAAGGCCGTCCAGCAGCCTTGGCCATTGCCTTTGCTTTAGACTTCTTGGCAGAACTTAACTTCTTTGGCTTACCTAGATCTTTAGGACGGGGTTTGTCCCAGACTTCCCCGCCCTCTTTGTACTCTTCAACAACATTAGGATTATCTTTTCGGACAATCTTCTTGCCTGATGGCATCTTGGATGGGTTGATGGCTCCCATACCACGGCTTGCCATCATCTCATCACCCCTTTGGTAAAGCCTTTTCTGGCTATGCCATCACCACGCTTGCTGGAAGAAACAACTCCTCCTTTAGCATAGGCTTGGGTTTTACCGCCTTTGGAGTATTCCCTGCCAGTTCTTGGGTTTCTGGATGATGGTTCAGCAGCCAACGATGGATCCATACCCAAATTGTTTAGCATTTGCTGACGCATTGCTGGTGTGGCAGCTATCCATTGCAGTGATTTTTTAAGGCTTGCTAACCTAGCATCTGGGGGATTGTATTTTCCAACATTGCCAGTTGTGCCATAGTCTCCTTCACCTGCATTTACTCCATCAGATGGGGTTTGAGGTTTAGTAGTAGTGGCGGTGACAACAGGCTTTTTCTTAACAGGCACAGTAGGTTTTACTGCTGGTTGCTTACCAATATTGCCTGTGCTGTCATAGTCACCCATACCAGCGTTTAAAGCTTGGTTGCTAGATAAAACATCCGCAGCATTTTGCGCTTGTGTAGGAGCAGGAGCCGCCGGAGTCACCGAGGTTGGTTCGGTGGTTGGGGCTGCTCCGGGGATATTCTTATCGGGCTGATCTTGGCCTTTTGCATAGGCATACAAGGCAGCCAGAGCTAGAGGCGTAAGATTCATGTTAACCCCTTACTTGGAATAACCACCGCCGCACATTGCTTTGATGTGATCATCATGCAATTTATGGCCTGCTGCGTGTTCTTTGTAATGCTCAGAGTGGTATTTATGTCCACCGTCAGCATGTTCGTTTAAACGATCTTTTGGCATTTTATGCTCTTCGCCCTTGATGGTTTTTCCATGAGGGATAAAGGGTACGTGTGCGTCTTTCATGTTAGCTCCTTATTTACGTTTGGGGGATTGAGTGCCAATATCATTACCAGCCATCTTGGGCATCATAGCCCGGGTATGGCCTCTTTGTTGAATAGCATGTTCGCCACGTGGTAGATTGCCCTTCTTAAGGTCTCCACCTCTTTCCATTTTAGAAGGCTCCATGCGGGCTTCTTTAATGCTACCGCCTTTGGCAAAGGCTTTACCGCCTGTAGCCATCTTTTTGCGATACATAATAGCAGCACCACCACCAGTTTCAGAACCAGTAAACCCACGTTTCTTCATCTCTTCTGGTTCTTTACGTGTCAAACCTTTTTGCTTATTAAGATAATCACGCAAACTCAAGCCAGATTTCTCTAACTCTTCTTTGGTAACAACAGGAGATTTTTTCTTGGGAGTGGGTGGAACGTATTCGGTCTCATTCATCCCATCTGCACTTGGGCCAGAAGAAGCCTCTTGCATTACTTCTGATCCATCCTCGCCGTCATATCGTTTGGTTTTCATGATTATTCCTTAGATGGTTCTGCCGCCCATTTTAGGCATTCTTGCTTTGGTAAGGCCAGTTTTTTGAATGGAATGTTCGCCATGAGGACGCTTTCCACCAGCAGGCACTTTCTTCATGGGTTCGCCCAATGCGTATTGGCCGGGAACTGAACCACCCTTGGCAAAGGCTGCTCCGCCAGACTTCATGGCTTCTTTCAAATGGTGATGAGCCATCTTCATATGCTCATGTGGTTCCATTTTGGCCATTCCACCTTTTTTCATGCCGGGAGCACCCATAGCACCCATAGGAGGACGCTTTGCTGCCATCATGGCTGCCAACATTTGTGGGTTAATCTTACCGCCACGTGCCATACCTTTGGCCTCGTCACGCTCTTCTTTTGCGATTTTCTCAAGCTGTTTAGCCTGACGCATTTCCATTGCTTTTGACTCTTTCATAGATCCACCTTGTTTAAACGTTTTGCCTTTATCGGCCTCACTAAAATCTTTCCCCACACTTTGGGGAACGCCTGCTTTCTTGGCGAACGCTGGATTGTGGGCCACCGCCTCCATGAAATTGTGCTGTTTTTTGCTATAACTTGGCATATTAAATTGTCCTGCCTTTTGTCAATCCTTTAATTGCACATCCATCCGCACAATTCCAAGCCCGAAGGCTTTTATTGATGCGGCTGTCTGGATCATTTGCAGTCTTTGACGATGTTAGCTTTGCTTTCATTCCTGACATTCTGGCGCAAAATGACTTCTTCCTCGATCCGCCTTCTGGCTGTGGAGGTTTTAGGTGCATCCCCTCTTTCGCAGCTGATGCTCTCCCTTTGGCATTCAAACCACCGTTCGGATTCTTCCCTTCTTTGCGTTGCCATGCAGGACTAGCCATAAGTTACAGCCAAAGAAGTTAAAGTTGTACCAACAACATAAATACCATTTTGACAAAGAAGACCTTCACCGGGAATTAAAACTTGAAATGGTTGAACAGCAGTTGCATACTTAAATGTATATAAAACATTTCCAGTATTATCTGTTCCATCATAAAGAGTAAAAGTTCCTGCTGTTCCATTGCCTAAAAAAACAATGGATTTAAGTCTAGTTCTGCCAGTAAACAATTGAGCAGGAAAAGTCGTGGCTGTTACCGACTTTACGTCATATTGCATTGTCATGATTAATCTCCTTAAAGGTTAAAGATAGGGGCCGAAGCCCCTAGAAGAT